GTGTGGATACGCCAGAAAAAGGGCATCGTGCCAAGTGCGAATCTGAAGCCAAGCGCGGAGCCGCTGCCACTGAGTTTACCAAGGCATTTGTGGCATCTGCCAAAAAAACACAGATAGCATTGATCGCCTGGGACAAGTTTGGTGGCCGTGTGTTGGGTGATGTCATCGTGGATGGTCGTAGCCTGCGTGCCGAATTGATCAAAAACGGTTTTGCTAGAGAATACTATGGTGAAGCCAAACAAAGTTGGTGTAACTGAACAAAATAATCTTAACAATAAATATTTTCATACCAAAAAGCCAATTAAATACAACTAAAGGTATTTAATTATGTTTTATGTGTATGCTCATTATAGATCAACTGACCCGCACGGCAATCCTTTTTACATAGGCAAAGGTAAGGCTAATAGAGATACATCTCATAAGCGAAATCCTTATTGGAAAAATATTGTAGCAAAACATGGTTTTGTTTCCAAAAAATAAAAGAAAACTTAACCGAAGATGAAGCATGGGGTCTAGAAAAAAGTCTTATACAACAATATGGAAAATTGTCCGACGGCACTGGATGTTTGTGTAACTTAGCCGACGGTGGAGAAGGTGCAAGCGGAACGATACATTCCGAAGAAACAAAAAAAATGGTCAATTGTTAAAAAAGGAAAAACCTGGGAAGAAATTTACGGCCTCGAAGGAGCCAAGAAGATTAGAGAAAAACGGAAAAAAACAGGACGGAAATCACATTCCGCAGAAACAAAGAAAAAATTATCTCTATCTAAGATAGGTGATAAAAACCCAATGTATGGTAAATCACCAACACCGGAGCATAGTAAAAAATTATCAGAATCAAAAATCGGAAAGCCTTCCAACTCAAGAGGCAAAAAATACTCCGAAACAACTAGACAAAAGTTCAAGCAGGCTGCTATACTACGAGCATTAGACCCTGAAATTCGAAATAAAATTTCTAAATCTTTGACTGGAATAGTAAGATCAGAGGAGACAAAAAAACGAATGTCAGAAGCCGCAAAAAAGAGAGAAGCGGAGAAAAAATTAAACAAAAAGGAAACAAGAAATGACAAGGAATTTTAGTTCAGAACAACGCGCGAAATTGACTCAACTGTTCAACGAAGGCAGCCAGGTCATGCACGAAATCGAAACCTTGACCGAAGGTCTCAACGACACAGTCAAAGCCATTGCCGAGGAAATGGAAATCAAACCCTCAATCCTCAAAAAGGCCATCAAGATCGCTCACAAGGCCGAGTTTGGTAAAGAGCAACAAGATCACGAACTGTTGGAAAATATCCTGACCACAGTTGGCAAGACTCTGTGACCAGTCGATATGCCCAGTGGCGAAACAGCATTGGGGACTATGTCAAAAACGACTGGCGGGAAAATCCCTTTCGCTTTTGCTTGGAGATGACCGGTTGGGCCATCAGCATAGGATGTAGTGTTACCTATGCTTGGACTGTGCCCCACTTGCCGTTTATTCCGTTGTACTCTGCTTTTATTACCGGCTGCTTGATTATGGCATGGTGTGCCTACACTCGTGGCAGTTTTGGTATCCTGGGAAATTATTTGTTGCTGAGTATTATTGACAGCATAGGACTGATCAAGCTAATTATACAGCAGTCATAAGGTTCGCCGCCTCAAGGCAAGATTGGTATTTGCACAGCCCAAAGTGTGCATAGGAGAACGAATTTGAGTTATGTTGATGCACTACACAGCCGCGATGAAGATCGTATCTATGTAGTAGAGCGTGTGGCAGGTGCAAGGAGATACGAAGAGTATCCAGCCAACTATATCTTTTACTACGATGATCCGCGTGGCAAATTCCGCAGTGTGTATGACACGCCTGTTGCAAGATTCAGCACACGCAACTTCAAAGAATTCCAAAAAGAAATACGCATACAGTCGGGCAAGACCTTGTATGAGCAGGACATCAAGCCTGTGTTGCGATGCCTGGAAGAAAACTACAAAGGCAAAAAGTCGCCCGAATTGCACGTGGCATTCTTTGACATCGAAACAGGTTTCGATCAAGACAAAGGCTTTGCTGATCCATCGGATCCATTCAATCCCATCACAGCCATCAGTGTGTATTTAGACTGGATGGACAAACTGGTCACCTTGGTGGTGCCTCCCGCAGGCATGAGCGATGAAACTGCTGCCGAAATCGCACAACACTTTGACAACACATTTGTGTTCCGTAACGAAGGTCAGTTGCTGGAAACATTCCTTGATCTCATAGAAGACGCAGATGTACTGTCGGGTTGGAACTCCGAAGGCTATGATATCCCTTACACTGTGAATCGTGTGACACGCATTCTCAGCCGAGACGACACACGCAAGTTCTGTTTATGGAGCCAGTTTCCCAAGCCGCGCACCTTTGAACGTTTTGGCAAAGAGTCAGAGACCTTTGACTTGATAGGTCGTGTGCATATGGACTATATGCAACTGTACAGGAAATACACCTATGAAGAACGGCACAGTTATTCCCTGGACGCCATTGGCGAGTATGAACTGGGCGAGCGCAAGTTGGCCTATGAAGGCACGCTGGACAGTTTGTACAACAAAGATTGGCGTGTGTTCATAGACTACAACAGACAAGACGTGGCCCTGCTGGCCAAACTGGACAAGAAACTTAAATTCCTAGACTTGGCTAATGAAATTGCACATGAGAACACGGTATTACTGCCTACCACAGCAGGCGCAGTGGCTGTGACAGAACAGGCCATCATCAATGAAGCGCACGAGCGTGGCCTGGTGGTACCCAGCCGCAAACAGCGCCTCACTGACGATGACACAGCAGCCGCAGGTGCGTATGTGGCCTATCCCAAAAAAGGTTTGCATGACTACATAGGTGCAGTGGACATCAACAGTCTGTATCCTTCGGCCATCCAAGCACTGAACATGGCTCCTGAGACCATTGTTGGTCAGTTGAGACCCACCATGACCGACGCACATCTCAAAAGCAAGATGCTGGCCGGCAACTCATTTGCTGCTGCCTGGGAGAATATGTTTGGTTCCTTGGAATACACTGCTGTGATGAATCGTGAGCGCGGCACAGTGCTCACGGTGGACTGGGAAGATGGCACCAGTCAAGACCTGTCGGCAGCAGAAATTTGGAGCATGATCTTTGACAGCCACACGCCTTACTGCTTGTCGGCCAATGGCACTATCTTTACCTATGAGCGCGAAGGTGTGGTACCAGGACTGCTGGCACGCTGGTACAAAGAGCGTAAAGAACTGCAGAAGAATCTCAAAGAAGCCAAGACCAAAGAAGACATTGAGTTCTGGGACAAGCGACAGTTGGTGAAAAAGATCAACTTGAACAGTCTCTACGGTGCCATTCTCAATCCTGGCTGTAGGTTCTTTGACAAACGCATCGGCCAGTCAACCACACTGGTGGGTCGGCAAATTGCACGTCACATGGCTGCGTTTATCAACGAAGCAGTCACAGGCCGGTATGATCACGTGGGCGATGCCATTATCTACGGTGACACTGATTCCTGTTACTTTTCTGCGTATTCTACACTGAAGCCGCAGATTGATGCCGGAGATATAGCTTGGGACAAAGACACTGCCATACAGATCTATGACACCATAGCTGATCAACTGAATGATTCCTTCCCCGGCTTCATGGAGCAGGCTTTCCACTGTCGCAGAGATCACGGTGAGATCATACGTGGTGGTAGGGAACTGGTGGCCATCAAAGGACTCTACATCACCAAGAAGCGTTATGCGGTCATGATCTATGACAAAGAAGGCAAGCGCAAGGATGTCAACGGTGAACCCGGACAGATCAAAGCCATGGGCCTGGATCTCAAACGTGCTGACACTCCCCGGGTCATACAAGAGTTCTTGCTACATCTGCTGACTCACGTGTTGCAGGGTTCGGACAAGGACTGGGTGATCAACGAAGTCAAAGAGTTCAAAATCAAGTTCACAGAAAGACCTGCCTGGGAAAAAGGGTCGCCCAAGCGTGTGAACAACTTGACCAAGTTCGTCAAAGAAGAAGAGCGGCTGGGCCGAGCCAATATGCCAGGCCACGTGCGTGCTTCAATGAATTGGAACAATCTCAGACGAATGCACGGCGACAAGTACAGCCTACAGATCGTGGACGGTATGAAAGTGATTGTGTGCAAACTCAAAGGCAATCCGCTAAACTTCACATCTGTGGCCTATCCCACTGACCAACTGCATTTGCCGCAGTGGTTCCGAGATTTACCCTTTGATGATGCCGCCATGGAGACCGCTGTGATCGACGAAAAGGTGGAAAACCTGCTGGGTGTGATGAATTGGGACTTGGCCAGTAACACGCAGATCAATTCAACCTTTGACAATCTTTTTAGTTTTGACTAAAAAAGTCATTGAAATCTATCATTTTTTGCTGTACAATCTAAATATACCTCACAAGGAGAAGCAATGAGCATCAAAGACACACTACAAGACATCGTGGAGCATACGCACAAGCTAGGCAACATAGATGTGGTAAAAATCACAGGCACAGACAAATCCACTGATTTGGAAGGACTCAGCGAAGACAAATCGGTGGTGTTGCAGGCTGCTTTCAAAACGCCGGTGGCCGAGTTTATTGGCACCTTGGGTATGCCCAATCTTGGCAAACTCAGCACACTGTTAAATCTGGAAGTGTATCGCGAGCACGCCAAGATCACTATCACACAGCGTGATCGCAACGGCGAAAAGATTCTAGACAGCATACACTTTGAAAACAAAGACAGCGACTTCAAAAATGACTATCGCTTCATGGCGCCGGAACTGGCCAATGAGAAGCTCAAAAAGGTCACGTTCAAAGAGCCTGTTTGGGATCTGGCATTCGAACCCACCATCGCCGGAGTACAAAGACTCAAAATGCAAGCATCGGCCAACTCCGAAGAGCCACTGTTCACTGCCAAAACTGAAAAAGAAGATTTGATGTTTTACTTTGGCGATCACTCAACACACGCTGGTAACTTTGTGTTCCATCCCGGCTGCGGCAACAAACTCAGCCGCGCCTGGAGTTTTCCTGTGAAACAGGTTATTTCCATCTTGGACCTGGTAGGCGACAAGAAAGTGCATATCGCATCTGCAGGTGCTGCCATGATCACAGTTGATTCAGGTATCGCTGTGTACAAATACATCTTGCCGGCACAGACCAAATGACAGACTTAATCTACGGTTTGATATTGTCTGGTGTGACGTTTGTTGGCATCATGTTCTTGGTCATAGTCATGGGTAGAACCATTGGACGACTGTTTGGTCCTAGAGAAGATCGATGACCGAGCGTGATGATTTAACTGCCAAGCAAAAGGACTATGCGGTTTTCTTGCCGGCTATCTCGGGATTCTATGCCACGTTTATAGGCAAGCAAAGAGATCCTGCAAATGGTCCTTATGTGGATCCTGCTAGGTTTCCACCTGGCATGACTGACATGGAGCAGTTGAACTGGCTCAATGCCAAGAAAGGCATATTTCCTTATCGTTACAGTCTTTACTCCGGCGGACACGCCAATCTTGATCTGGCCAAGCAGGACTGGTCCGAAGACATGGTCAGGAACCGCATCGACTCAGATCCCAATACTGTGATACTGGGAGACTCAGGAGGATTCCAGATTGCCAAAGGCAAGTGGGAAGGCGATTGGCGTGCTGGGTCCGGCTGTGCCAAAGCACAAAAATACAGAGAATCCAGTCTGCGTTGGTTGGATAATATTTCTAACTATGCCATGACCTTGGACATTCCCACCTGGGTCATACACGATCGCGAAGCCAACAGCAAGGTTGGAAACTTCCAGTCGGGGCAAGAACTGGTAGATGCCACCAAGTACAACAACGACTTCTTTATGGCCAATCGCCGTGGCATCAACAACGGTGGCACACGCATATTGAATGTGTTGCAAGGTGACAATCATCGTGCTGCCGATGATTGGTATGATACCATGAAACATTACTCGGATCCCGGTCGCTATCCCACAACACATTTCAATGGCTGGGCCATGGGTGGACAAAACATGGCCGATATGGAACTGATACTGCGCCGATTGGTTACCTTACGCTATGACGGATTGTTACAACAAGGTGTGCATGATTGGATGCACTTTTTAGGCATCAGTAAACTAGAGTGGAGTTGCCTACTCACAGACATACAGCGTGCCATCAGGCGCCATGTCAATGCCAACTTTACCATCAGTTATGACTGTGCAAGCCCATTCCTGGCCACTGCCAACGGTCAGGTCTATTACGAAAGTATTTTCGAGCACGATGGCAGATTCAGTTATCGTATGGCTCCTTCGGCAGATGACAAGAAATACTCCACAGATACCAGACCCTGGGCCACAGGTGTCATAGCAGATGGCATCTATGAACGTTGGGAAGATTCGCCAGTGAGTCAGATGCTTCGTATGCGAGATATTTGCATATACCGACCGGGCGATCTAAATAAAGTAGGCAAGGAAGGCAACACATCTTGGGACAGTTTCAGTTACGCACTTCTCATGGCACATAATGTTTGGACACATATCCGCGCCACGCAGGAAGCCAACCGACGTTATGATTCAGGTGTGATACCAGAGATGTTGCGCAATCAGATCAGCGGAGACACTTTCCGTGACATAGTAGAAAGGATTTTTTCTGCGCCCACCCGAGATGATAGCCTGGCCATCATTGATCATTATCACAGTTACTGGATGGAGATCATTGGTGTAAGGGGATTCAAAGGCAAAAAGGCCAAAAACGCCAACACTAAATTTAATGAACTTTTTACCATTAGTTAGGAGATAGAGGTGTACGAAAATCGTATCAAACATTTGGAAGAGATGCACAGGATCCTGGACAAAAAGATTGATGTAATGGAAAAAACTGGTACCTTTGAAGACAACCAATTGCACGAAATGAAGAAACAAAGGTTGCTCTATAGAGACGAACTTGCTAAACTAAGAAGATTACAACACGACATAGATCAAGAGGTTGGTCACGATGATTAGACAAGGCCACGAATCGGCTGATTTTTTCTTTGGCGAAGAAGTTGAACACACTCCTGCACTGGGCCGGCCGACTTTGTTTGTGATTGGCTATCACACTGTGGAAGAGATCGAATCTAAATTGGACATACCTCGCACAGTGGATCATATCTTCTTTGGTGCCAATGACAGTTATCGGCCCAAGACCACACAGGATCATGTGGGCTGGGAAACGGTCATTGAAACATTTTTAGATCGCGGCTTTTGGTGCAGTTTGGACATACCCTTTGAATATGTACAGCAGTTTCACGAAGGTGGTCTGTGCGAGCGTGATCGATTCATTCCCATCATCAAAGTACCGGTTCCTCGCATCAGACTTTGGAACTACAATACCTGCGTTAAAATCGACGACGAAGATTTTGCAGCCACCAATCCAGGTGTATGGGTGCATCCTTTACACGATCTCATGCGTAGATCACGATTCACCGACTGGAGCAAATACGAAAAGGACGAAATAGTATGAACACACAAAGACAACTCAGCCTCGTAGAACAACAACAGCGCATAAGTAATCATGCACAGCGAATGATCTGGGTCACTTTCACACGTGAAGGTATCCACCGCTACCCAGCAGCGGCCACTGATCCCAAGTTGGCCACAGGTGATGAATATGATGTATCGTTTCTTGCTAGTCCTCATCGTCACATTTTCCATTTCCGGGTGTCAATCGCTGTTATGCACGACGACCGCGATATCGAGTTCATCCAGTTCAAACGCTGGCTCTTGTCAATGTACTCGTCATCCGGATCCCTGGGTTCAGAGCTGTCTGATCGGGCCGTTTCCCGTGATAAAGATGGAACTGAACTGGCACGAACCTCTCAACTGGAACTCAACAACCGAAGCTGCGAAATGATCGCAGAAGAGTTGTATCATAAAATAGCCCAAAGATATCCCGACCGAGACATTGAAATTGAAGTCTCGGAGGATAATGAGAACGGATGCAGAATCCGTTATAACACCACCATGCCACATCAATCAGTGAGGATCTAAAATGGCAAAGTTCACAATCAAACATAATCCGCGTACTACACAGGTCTTGGACGACCTTGAACTGTATCTGGATTTTTGCCGCAAGGCTGGATACAAGTTTGACGAAAAGGACCTGTACAACTACAAGGCCTATCCATATCAACAGTATTTGAAATGTCAGCAGGGCAAGAATTACAAAGACCAGTGGTCCGAGGATGCTCGTAGACTAGGATGTGCCATCTGATGCGACGACTTTACTACATGGGACTTGAACCGTATAAAGCACGTTACACTCTGCAGTTACAAGACTGGAACGAGCGTGTGTTCCAACAGCGTGGCATAGATTATGTGCTGGTTCCCGGTGATACTCTCACCACAGATCAAGCCATCGTCACTGGACAGGTGCTAGACGCACACGGTCGATCATATTTTGGCATGAGCCAGATAATGAATCTAGTCAAACTCATGAAAGAAGGAGCGGTCACCAATGAAGATGTCATCTACTTCGAAGATATGTTCCAGCCCGGAATCGAAAGCCTCCCGTATATCATGGATCAAGTTGATCCCGCTATGCGTCCTCGTGTGTATGTGCGGTGTCTTGCTCAAAGCATCGACCCTGATGACTTTGTACACGTCTGGGATATGCAGAAGTGGATGGGCCTGTATGAAAAGATGGTGGACTCGTGGGTGACTGGTGTGTTGGCCAGTAATGAAGAAATGGTAGCACACATGAAGATCGCAGGTTGGACTGCGCCTATCTACAACATTTCTGGCCTGGCTTTTGGCAAGGAAGAAGTGCGTGGTCGTGTTGCAGGTGAGTTGAAGCCATTCAAACAGCGCAGCCAACGTATTGGTTTTGCCGCACGCTGGGATCAAGAAAAGCAACCAGACTTTTACATGGATCTCATTGAAGCATGGTATGACGAAGCCCGCGGTGGACCTTGCACCACAGTAGAATTTGCTGTGTTCTCAGGCAGTAAGTTACGCAGTAACAACGATGACTACATGGCCAGGACCAGAGATCTACAGCGCCGTGGACTGCTCAAAGTCTACGAAGACTTGGACAAAAACGATTACTATGCCTTGCTCAACGACACTCGTGTGCTGTTTAACTGTGCGCTACAGGACTGGGTATCTAACACAGTTTCCGAAGCAGACACACTGGGAGCCAATGTGTTGTATCCTGCCTATAGATCATTTCCTGAAACATTTGCCAATGATCCCGACCGGCTGTACATTCCCTGGAGCATAGATGATGCGCTGACCAAACTCAAGAAGTTGATGGCCGCACCGCATCCACTGCAAGGCCGGATTTCCAACTACACTGACAAGACCATTGATCGTATCTGCGATGTGTTGCAAGGCAAGGGTGAACATTTGTTGCGTCGGAGTCGAGATTACAGGAAACACTGTGCCCAAAGCAAGTATTAAACGATACATAATCACCGGCGGGTCGGGTTATATTGGCAGCCATACAGCCAGGGCCCTGCGGCTCCACGATCCCGACTGCAGTATCTGGATCATTGATCGCCAGTTGCGACCACACACGCTAAAGGGTGTGGATCTGCATACTGAAAGTTGTTTTGCTGATGCCATGACTTTGGAATGCATAGTTGATTATCGGCCTACGGCTGTGATACATTGTGCTGCGGATCATGTGGTGCCTCACAGCGTGACTGATCCTGATCGATTTTATCTCAACAATGTTGTCAAAACACACAGTCTGTTGAGTGTGCTACGGCATATCAAACAGCCACCCCGAGTACTGTTCAGTAGCACAGCAGCGGTATATGGCAACAATGAAAACGTGCCCATCGAAGAAACTGAACCGGTGGCTCCCATCAATGCCTATGGCAATACCAAAGTTGCCATAGAAAATATGCTGGCAGATTACAACCGCGCATATGGTCTAGACTCGGTATGTTTTAGATATTTCAATGCAGCCGGTGCCGAACCCAATGATCATGATCTGGGACAGCCCTGGGGTGCTAGCCACATAATCGCAAGGATACTGGAAAGCTATCTTGCACACCAACTGTTTACCTTGTATGGTCAGGACTATGACACACCCGACGGAACCTGCATCAGAGATTATGTACACGTCTGGGACATAGCACAAGCACACATCTTGGCTTTGGATTATCTCGATCGCTGTCCTGGACATCATGTGTTTAATCTTGGCACAGCACAGGGAATCAGCAACCAGGAAATCATCCAAACTGTGGTTGAAAAATATGGTGGGTTTGATCTCATGGTAGATAACCGTAGAGCCGGTGATCCTGCGAGATTGGTAGCCAGCAATGACCGAGCCCGAAAACTACTGGGCTGGGTGCCACGCTACAGCGACCTAGATACCATAATCGAATCAGCGTATGAATGGTATCACCAAAACTATTGCGAAAACATCAAAGAAAGTGTATAATACAACATATGAGTGAAAAAACCCTAGCACAAGCACTGAGAGAACGCATGCAGTCCGATGGCAAAAGATTCTGGGCCGGAGACAACATCTCTGACTATATCCATTGGAGTGATCGCGAGCGCCTGATCGATGAAACCACTGCGGCATTTGAACAGGTGCTAGACAGTCTGTTGATCGATAGAGAAACTGATCCCAACAGTCGAGGCACAGCCCGACGACTGGCCAAGATGTACTTCAATGAGATCATGGCCGGACGCTATGATCCTGCTCCCGACTGTACTGCGTTTCCCAATGACTCTGCGGATCGTTATGAAGGTATGTTGGTAGTGCGGTCAGAGATTCGCAGTATGTGCAGCCATCATCACCAACCTGTGACAGGAGTGGCCTATATTGGCATCCTTGCGGCACAGAAACTGATCGGACTTTCTAAATACACACGCATCGCACAATGGTGTAGCCGCCGTGGTACCTTGCAAGAAGAACTGTGCAACGACATTGCCAGAGAGATTATGAAAGCCACCGATAGCAAGGATGTTGCTGTACACATTGGTGCGGAACACGGGTGTTGCACCAATAGAGGCATAATGGCAACTAGTAGTCTAACTCAAACTACAGTTCTTCATGGGGTGTTTAAAAGCGATCCAGCAGTTAAAAAAGAATTTATGGACAATATTAAACTTCAGACAAACTCGTCGTTGAGTTCTTATCGATAATATCAAAACCATTTTCTCGCCAAGTTTTTGTATAATCAATGGATAGGCTGTCTAGTTTAGGACTTTTTCTTCCATTGGATACCGGAAGATCATCTAAGTTATCATAGATAGTGTTAGTGATCCATTCGCCTAACCCTAACACTTTCATAATATCTTTCTTAGTTTTAAAAATACCTTTTGGTGTGATAAATTTGTCTCGCAGCACACGAGGCGATATAAACTCTTTTGCAGAACGATTTGCCCTCCAGGATGCTAACCGCCGAGATTGTATCTCAGGGTTCTTCATGGGATTATTTTTTATCATTCTTTCTCTTACCATTGCAACTATCCTAGGTTGTGAAAAAATATTTTCTTTACCGCGTTGATATCTAGGACCATTGAACACAGAACTTTTATTAAAGAATCCGTAGGCGTGTCGCATTTTAATATTTGCTTTTTTCTCATCTACCATTTTGATAAGCAAACAGTGACATACCCTATGTTCTTTATATGTTAAGAATACAAGATTACTTGGATCGTTGGTTCCGCCTAGGCATTTTGGTACAATATGATGAGAATAGAATCCATTTGACTTATGCCGTTTTTCTTGACGAGCCTTGTTGATGATTTTATAATAAATCACAGTGTACCTGTTGTATAAGTATTCCATAAAAGTATTTATACGATGTTGTCAAAAACGAGGAATCAAATCAAAGTTTTTCTTTTTACTAAATAGACATATGAACCCCGTACCTGAATATTACTTTAGCAAACACGAGTGGGATAGACTGGGCTGTGGTCCGCTGCCGCCTGAGCGAGATAAAGATAATCCTGGGAATCAGGAAAAGATCAGACAAAGTCTAGACGCAATGCAGCATTGGTTTAAAGATCATGATGCAACTAGTCAAGTATCGTGATGCGGGTTTGCCCACACATACATTTTTTTGGGTAGATCAAAAAAATCGCGTAGTGGGACCTTACTTCAACTCTGAGCACGAAGCACAAGATTGGTTGGCACAGAATACTAGCAGTGAAGAAATTGTTGTAACTCCTTCCAGGTGAAGGCGTGTTGGACTCGGGGGCAGTACCCGAATGGTCCACCAAAAGCATACTCTTTGAGGTCTTGGTCGTTACCTGCGTAGCAAAAACGGCGACAGCGTATGCTTTTGATGGGCCATACACAGATTCGACAGCACGAGATAATGAGGACGGCAACAGGAGAGTCGACTGACCTAATCAGCGAAAAACCTATAAACGCCAACGACGACGTTTACGCAATGGCCGCTTGAGCCTTGCCGGGGTAGTCATACCTTGTAACCCAAAATGACAATAGGCTCCCAGGAGCCTATTTTTATGATAGTTCTCCAGAATTGTCAACGGGTAGGTGGCCACAGGCGTTAAATAAGTGTAGGGAATAAAACCCTGCAC